ACTTCACAATTAAATGCGACAGGATTTGTTTGTGAACTGTCTGCCATATTAAGATACTCTAAATGCGTTAGGTCTTGAAATAGATGAAGTTCCTAGTGGATATGTAGACCGTAAATACTCAAATCTGTTAACTAATAAAGATTGCATATGTTTAATACCGTCATTAAACAATTCCATATTTAATTGATATTGAGGTACTTCTCCTCTGTATTGATACACAAATGCAGTAGCACCTGCAACAATAATATACGAAAATCTATCAGGGATAGTCGTCGTATCATCGTGTGCAGATAAATCAGAGGGATAAGTAAAGTAGTCAAACTTTATTTGATAGGATTTTGTTGGATGAGGATATAATAAATAATTATTATCAGGTTTTCTAACTACATACTTAGGGATGCCTCCTCCGTCAAACTGAGCTACTGTAACACCACTATCGTGAGAGGAAGCTGTTGTAGAGGAAGTAGCACGAGTAACACCAGTAAATGTAGTAGATGATCCAATAGCTGTATAAGTAACGATTTCATTACCTATGTACAAACTTCCTGATGCGTCAAAACCTGATGTACTCGTAACCGTGATAGTAGTAACTGAGTCTGTATGTGAAGTACTTAAAGTAGTAGTGTTTATCTCATCTTCTTGAGTAACATACTTATCAATGTAATCATTATAATTTAATATTTTTATTTTGCCACCTGAGCTACTTAAGTCTGAATCTTTAACTAATCTAAAAGTATTATAGTCTACTGTTTTAGTAGAAGAAGGTAATGAATAAGATACTACACCTGCTGTTAGCGTTTGAGTAGCAGTAGCGTGATTAAATGGATAATTATGTTCTCTTTGATTTATGTAACGTATAGATTCGTTTACAGCATTTTTAGCTTGTGTTTGAACACCTCTTGCCGCAGAAAAATTAGCCGAAGTTAGTTCAACCTCGTTTAACTTAGTTATAACTTTATTGGTTAGTGTGAGAAATGTCTCAGCCATAATAACTCCTATGTAGAAGAAGAAGAAGAGGCAAGTTTCCCTGCCTCCTCATTTAACATTTATGCGAGCAAGTCTCGATCAACTTCTACTGGAGAAGAGTCGCCTTGATCACTAACGTCAACCATCCAAGCGTAAACACGAATCTTACCTGCTGAGAATGTAGCACCATCACCTGCAAAAGTCAGGTCTAGTGTATCTGCAGAGGCAAGAGTAACGTCTGCTGCTGGAGTAGCTGAAGGAGCATAAGCACCATCAGAAGCACCATCAATATCGAATGCAGTAACAAACTCGTCAGCATCTGCTGCACCAAGTGTTGCCGTAGCATTCGTACCTGTGTTCATAGTTGCAGAAGTTACAACTTGAAAACCAGCATGAATTACTCGTGTGTTGGCAGGGATAGTTAGGCATTGAACTACATCACCAGATGAACAGTCAATAGCCTGTGCAGTTAGGTCAATAGTTTTTTGTACCATATACGGTGAGCGTCCACGTTGTGAACTACCGTGTGCAGGTAACAATAATGAAGTAATAGTAGCCATTTATTGAACCTCCCTTACGCTGCGTTGTATTGTGCAACAGTGATAGCTTCTGGACGAAGTATCTTTCTGCCGTACAAGTGCATCCCACGAACAATATCAGCAAAGCTATCAGGATCTCTGTAGGTTTCTGTTTTATTGATCTGTTCTGCGGTTGCTATAGCTGAGTCGTGTCCAGCTACGATTACACCATAGTTAGTAAGTTGGTTTGCAGAACCTGTGGTTCCTGGACCAGTACCAACTGATGGTAGGTTACTTGAAACATACACACGGAAGCCGCCTAAATTGTTGACTGCTAATCCATTTCGTATACTTCCTGACGCACCGAAATCAGCATTGTGAAGACGTGAATCTTCGTCGCGCAAGATTTCCATGAATACTGGGTCGATTACAAGCCAACGACCTGCTGTATCAACTTGCTGTTGATCAAGCAAACGAGCCATACGAGCTACTACCATTAAAGGTGAAGCAGTCGCTGTTGGTAGTGCAGTTGCACCAGGTAATCGAGCAGCAATCGGAATAGAGTGCGCTCCTGCGGAACTTGTGGTAATGTTACCAAAGTCACCTTTTTGCAGTTTCATGCTGTCAAGCAATTCGTCTGTACCTGCAGTAGAAACAGCAACAGTACCACTTGTAGTGGAATTTACTGTGTCAGCAGCAGAGTGCAAAGCTGATTGCTTAAAGCCAGATAGGTAACCAAGAACTTCTTGGTCATACTGATCGGCTAAACGGTATGCGGCACGATCTGTTGCAAGCTGCATGAAGTTAACGTGTGAATGAGCTTCTTCAATGTCGTCCATTTTAAATGCAAAGTAATTTGCTTTATCGACTACAAGTGAGAAGTCTTCATCGTCAAGATCTTGTGCTGTAACAGTTGTGCCACGGGCATATGAACTAACAGAAATTTCAGGTTCTTTGATTATCTTCACAGTATCGCCCTGTGCAGCAATCTCTCCGAAATAATCTGAGTTAGTTATATCGCCCACAACAGTACTCTTGCGGAATGCAAGCTGTACTTTTTTAGAATAGATTACAGGACTAAAATTACCATTAGGTAGATTCCCATAACCTGTTGCGGTTGTGAAAGCCATAGTTAAATCCTCCCTTAAGATGTTTGGCTTGGGTTAAAAAGCGTAACACTTAGCGAAGAGGCTGACGTTTTCTAAGGTGCATTAATTGTAACTATGCCTAGCTAAAATTAACGGGCTTATACTTTGTCAGGTAGGTCTTAGTAAGTAGTATAGGCTTGGGGTTTATAGACAATCTAACTTTAAGAGTAGCTACATATTGTAGGGTCTTAAAGTTATAGATTATCTATCTCGTATAGTTATATTCAATATTATTATATTGTCAACAACTAAATTAGTTTAACGGGCTGCACCCGTAAGATCGTAAAAATTAGGGTTTTCTCTAGATGCTTCTATTATAGCTTGTTCGTTCTTTTCGTATTCTTCCATAGACATTCTACTAACCATAGATTCTGTAAATTTAGGTTTAGAAGAATCTTGATCAGGATTAGCCGTATTACGTTTAGGTACTACAGCAGACGCTGCTTCTTTAGTTGAGGCTTTCTTACCTTTAGTATCTATACCTTTGTCTACTTTATAAAGATCTATTACTCGTACTACAGACATTGCATCATCTGAATTTTCGTATAAAGCATCTTTAACCCACTTAGGCTGTTCTTCTGCCCAATCGTGAAACTCATCACTAGCTTTTAAATCGTCAAAATCAGCGTGAGACTTACGTATTTCGTTTTCAGCTTTAGTTCTTTCAGCTTCAGCAGCTATTTCGTCAATACGTTGTAATCTTGCTTCTGCTTTACTAAATTTTTCTTGAGCTTTTTTATCAGCTATAGTTTCAACTATTGCAGCTACATCAGGGTATTTTTCAGCCCACGCACCTATATCTTCGTCTGACTTAGGAGGTCGGATACCTGTACTAGGATCTGGATTATTAAGACGCTCCTCTAAAGCTTTTACTTTAGCATTTTGTTCATTTAAATGCTTACGTAGATCTCCGTATCGTTTCTTATACGACTTTTCTTCTGGGTTAAGATTTTCTTCTTCTTTTTTAGCTTCTACCTTTTCTTCTTCTTTTTCAGGTGCAGCTTCTTTTTCAGGTGCAGCTTCTTTTTCAGGTACAGCTTTTGCTTCTTTTTCTTCGTCTGTTTCTTCAGGATTCATAAGCTTTTCAATTTCAGCTTCTTCTTTTTCAATCCTTCGTTTATTCGCATTAGTGTAGTTACTATCTACGAAACCTGCTGTTTTAGGTTTTGTTACTTCTTCAAGTTCTGGCATAATTGTATTTCCTTTTTTTATATGGGGTCCGTTATTTAACGGAGTAGCCTAGTTGTTATTTTGCCTTATTTGTATTACTGTGTCAACCTTATGTTTTCTTTCTGCGTGAGATAAATGCACCTTTTCTATAACCTGCAAAATCACTTCCATATGCTATAGACGCTGCATCGTTTTCACTTGTACCAGGTGGACCAGCTTCAGAACCATATAAATCTTCAGCAGCACGTTGTTCATTCTCTGCTGCAGTACCACCTTGATACCCATCAGGAACTCCTGCTTCGTATACATCAGCTTGTTTTTGATTAAACTCTACTTGATCCATTCTGTCTTGTAAACCAGGGAAATTTTCAGCTAATGTAGGTGATACTTTTGATAATAAACCACTAAAAGATAATACATCCTCGTCTGTCATAGTATCAAAAGTCGGACCCATTTTTCCACTAGGATTATTAGGATCTTCAGCTTCAGACATTCTTCTTGCTATTCTCTCTTCTTCTGTCTCCTCTTTAACTGGTGCAGGTTTAACAGCATCAACAATACTTTCTGCTGTTTTAAAGTTAGAACCACCAAAACCTCCTCCTGTTCCTGGTGTTAAAAAAGCGTAAGGATTAAAAGCATTACCTAGCTGTTGTTTTTGCATTATAGACAACCATTCATCAGCCGTGTATGTTTTCTGATCTCCTCCTGTATTAAAACCTACTGCACCACCTTCCATAAATCCTATACCTTTTTTAGCTAACTTATCTTGTAAATTAGGATTATTTTGTACTGAATTTATAATACGATCTATGAGTTGGTCCGTCTTAGCGTCATCTTCTATATTCATAGATGCTTTGTTAGAGGGAATAATACCTTGTTGCATTTTGTCTTTATTTGGATTTTGTTCCATACCCATACCTCCTAAATTAAAACCTACTGCACCACCCTCACTAGACTGTAGCACCAGTTCTAACTGCTGCATATCCTCTGGTGATAGATCTAAACCGTTACTAATAGGTTGATCTGGGGCTGATGCAGCAGATTGAGGTCCAGCAATAGGTTCTCCACCTATGCGACCTTCATCTGCCATTCTAGCTATTTCTCTTTTAGCGTACATTCTTAAATCTTCAAAAAACTTTAATCCATAAAAACGTAATACATCTGCTGGCACTACATACTCACCTTCACTCAACATAGCAGGTACATCATCTCTTACTTCTTCTGGCAACGAACCTATAGGAACATCATTTCCACTTACTGGATCTTTTCTTCCTGACTCATTTAAAGCCAACTCCATTTGTTCATTTACTGCCATTGATTTCATCCCTTAAGTATTGTAATTTACGTAAAGCAGCTATTTCACCTTGACATCTATATATGTCTGCTTCACCTTGAACTTGCTCCATTTTAACGTGTGTTTTATTTATTTTTTCATCTATTATTTTACAAAAAGCATCCCAAACAGTTTTATCGTTAGTTATTTTTTTAATTGCTATTATATGTTCCACGTAACTTCCTGTCATTATCTACTCATTAGTCCTGTACTACTAGGTGCTGTAACTAAGCCGCCTCTAGAATACCTACCTTTTAAACCTTCTATATTATCTAATTTTAAGCCTTTTAGATCTATAGTTACTATTTCTTTCATTCTAGGACTTGATTTGTTCCATATTGTTTCTGCTGTTGTAGGTAGATATTCAGGACGACGAGGAGTAAGAGCCTCAACCATTTCAGGCTCGACATCAGCCAATTCCGCAATTGTGACTACATCCATATCCGCTTCCTCAAGAAGATCGTCACCCAAGTCCACTATATCAGGATCTAATAAATCATCTAAATCATCCTCAGTATAACCTTCTAAATCTAACCTATTTTCAAAAGCCTCTTTTCTTCCTAGCCACGGATCACTTCTCTGCCTACGTTTTATTTTTATTTTAGG